TTGCGTTGTTTCTCGCTCTGTTACGGTAGATTGCAAGTCAGTGAGCGCAGTTTGTGCAACCTTTAGCTTTTCTGTGGCTTCCGCAAGGCGCTGGCTCTGCGTCTTCACAGCCTTCTTTTGTGCGGTTTTTTGCTCTTTATCGGCATCCAGTCGGGCTTGTTTTGTGACTTTACGCGCCAGGCTTGCAATAAAGGATTCTTGTGTCTTTTCGAAGCCTGCGGCAATTTTGCCAGCCAGGTCTTTTAATGACGTGGGGTGTGTCTCGGGGAATGCTTTGCCGTTGAGCGTCACGCCGGAAATATCGCCGGAATCAATGACGGTGAACGTCATTGTTTGGCCTGCCATATCCACCAGCGAGAATTGTTTGACGGGTACGCCGTCTTTACGTCGTGCGGGGCCAGCGGGGATTACTTCTGCAATCTCAGTCCCTGCCTGTTTAATAGCAGTTACCAGCCCTGCCAGCCCTTTATCATTCAGGTTCTGGAAGTCTAAAACGTGATAACTCCCATCCCCTTTTTTTGGATTTGCAGCCATTTGATTAACCTGTCGTTAACGAGTAGATCAATAGCGTATCAAATACAAAATAAATTATCCGTTAGGATGGTAAAAAAGCCACCGCAACGCTTCACGCTTTTGGGGCTGGTGGTAGCTTCAACCAATAGAACGGGGTTATGTAATGCCGGGTAGTTATCATTGATACGAATCAATGGGCGTTTATTTTTTTAATGCCACAATCTGCAATTCATGTAAGACAACCTCCGATACAAATTAAATCTATTTTCATAGGCATGAAAACGCCCCGCATAAAGCAATAGATTAAATTTGTTAATGTTCGAGTTATATAAACATCCAAAATTGGACATTTATATATCTTATCTACGTCTATTCAGGCGTAAACAATGGATACGTTAATATATATGCGTGTTTTTATAATTAGCCTTGAATCTGAGTTAGAGCGTAGACATAAAATAGGTTTGCAATGCAAAGAGCAATCTCTGTTTTGTGAGTTTATTAACGCCGTTGACGGAAGAAAACTCCCATCAGAAATTGCAACAACCGTTACACATGACTTTTACAATAGTAAATTAACTCGCGGTGAAATTGGTTGCGCATTAAGTCACCTTAATATTTATTCAAAAATGGTTTCTGAAAACATTAGTCACGCCTTAGTGCTTGAAGATGATGCTATTTTTGATGGCTCATTACATGACTGCCTTAGTGGTGTAGACGGAATAATCAGAGAAGATAAGCCTGAGATATTCGTTCTTACCGCAAGGTGCTCATATAACAAGCATATTAAGAAAACGGATTTCTCAGGGCGTAATTACTTTCGAATAACTAACGGAAGCGGTGGCTATGGCTATGTGATAAACCTGGCAGCGGCAAAATTGTTATTGGAAAGAAATTTACCCATCAAATTTGAAGCCGATAGATGGACTATTTTTAGAGACATTGCAGGGCTTTATGTGTGGTGTACTAAAGATCCTGTCATTCGACACGCTTGTATCATTGATGATAAATCTACAATCGGAAATGAGCGCAACGAACTGGCAGAAGAAAGGGGGCAGGTTATAAATAAGTTAAAAAGAACAATCCCCTTCTATCAATTAAAAAGAATAAAAAACATACTTTTGAATAAGTCAGGAATAGTTAACTAATGCAATATCTTTTGTGGGGCGTCGTTGGGCTTGTTGTATGGGGTGTAATTGGTTATTTCGCAGTCAGAGGCTTTTTCTTTGGCGAGAGGTCGCATGAAAAGGAAGATGACGAGTATCAAGAATGCCCCTATGAATAGCCCGCTTTCGCGGGCTTTTAGTTTTAGCTTACTGGCATTTCAGGCCAGGTGATATCTGGTGCCGTTGATATGTCCAGACGACGCAGTGACGAGCGGTATGTACGCAGCGCGGCAAGCTCGGCGAGTTCTTCTTGGGTAATATCGTCATCGTCCTGAGCTTCGACAAGCGCATTAATGCGTGACGTGGCAGCGGTCATCAGCTCGTTAACGCGAGCGGTTGCGGCCTGTTTATGGTCTGTAGGAACCGGGACAATCTTCGCGCCATCCCACATCCACCAGCCTTCATTGATACCTGTGGGCAGTGCGTCCACGTCGATCACGTCCAGGCCGAGCGGGTACATAGTGGAAACGTTCTCGCATGAGCAATAAATAATACTCGTTTCCGGGTTAATGCCGATAGCAAACGGCTTTGTGAACAACGGCAGTGATTCGAACCAATCTTTCCCGTCGGCATCAATGTAATACTGCACGTCTTCACCCTGCGGTTTATCTTCCGGGCTATATAGCTGCAAATTATTTAAACGCATTAGCGTTGCTCTCCTGTTGGGTGAATGGGCCAGTTCACATCTGATTCGGCAATGTTCAGGCGGCGTAACGTGCTGCGGTACGTTCGAAGTTGGGCCAGCTCGTTTAGTTCTTCCGGGGTAATGTCGCCATCGTCCTGAGCCTCCACCAGCGCATTAATGCGCGTGGTAGCGGTTTTCATTTCACCATTCCGTCTAAACTCGGCGTGCTCAATGCGTTCTTCTTGCGAAAGCTGCGCATCAACCCAAATCATTTTTCCGTCCCAAAACTGGCGCTTGCCCTGCGGTAAAACGCCCGTGAAGTTTTCCAGTTCCTCCTCACTCACTTCTTGCAGATCATCAGGCAACACGCCGATAGACTTGCAATACTCCAGGGTATCCTCGGAATAAAAACCGCACTCTTTATTACTAAAAAAATGTTTCATATTAATGACCTGCAACAATTAATGTGAGGTTACCGGACACGTTTTGCCATTTGACTCGAATGGTGTTTTTGTTAATAGCCCAGGCGTTCCACCATGAGTCCGTATCTTTACCGCCCCCTTCTGCATACGCCCCACCAATCGCCATAATTTCATTCGGGAAAGCATTAAGCAAAGTAACGTCCTTAGTGCCAGAACCGCTCATAGCGATTGCTCTAATCGTTTGCATATAGATAGCCCCGTTAGCGGTTTTATATGACGCTAAATTCCCGCTTACCTGCGTTGTACCTGTGCGTCCATTGGCGGTGTTGGCGGTTGCCTGAGCATTATTGGCGGCAGTTTGTGCAGTAGCGGCGGCAGTTTTAGCGGCATTAGCTACACCGGAAACGGTATTTAGACTAGCTTGGGTTGCCAGATTTATTACCGTGTTAGATGTTTTATGACGCAAGTATGGAGTACCCGCCGCTCCACCGACAAATCCGACGGCGGTGCAAGTATCAGCACCAGGATAATGAGCATCACTTTCTGTCTTTGTGTAACACGCTGCGGCTTTTGCATAAGTGCGAGTTAAGGCAGATGATAACCATGAAGCTGCTGTGCCAGTCCCGCCAATTGCGGCAGCGCTCCATACCGTGCCTAATATATCGCCGTTGTTAGACGTAGCCGCACCAGCAGTACCCCAGCTAATAGCGCCATTAGCTGTAGAGGTACTTTGAATGATGTTGGATGTGGAAATTTTACCGCCTGCGGTAATCTCTTTAGTGCTACTAAGCCCCCAGCAATTCCAGGAGCCATCAGCTGCCATCCATGCCCCGCCATCGTAAGCGTTATCAGCATCTTTCCTGGAGTTCAGATACATGTAAATGCCGAACGACGTTTTACCCAGCCCGCCAATTACAAATTTACGGTCACTGTGATTTTGGCGCATCATTGTCTGGAAACTGGCATCAGTTGCGACAACTCTGTTAGAAATTACACCGAGCTGTGAGCGTCCAGAAACCCATGAGCCACTACCCGTTTCAAGCTGTATTTCTACTTTCGGGTTAATTACTCCAGGCTTGATATTCATGACCGCCACGTTGTTAGCCATCACATCAAAGTTGCCGTCGCTGTTCCATCTAAAGCCTGTGTCGCTATCACCGAGAGCAATACTATTAGCGCCCAGGCCAGTTGTAATCCCACTCGCAACCGAAAGCCCAGCGGTGAAGATAGTTGGCCCCGTTGATGTCATGCCATGCTTCATTACCACATTGCCTGTTTCCAGGCTGATAGATAACGGACGCAACGGGCCAATGTCCCCGGTTAATGCAGTGCCTTTGGTCGTTGGGATAACGTGAAGGGAATTTTCAGAAACACGGAGAATAGCGGCGTAGTCGTTCGCCCCGGTACCAGATGCCAGCCTTAGCGGGTTAGACGTGCCGTATGCAATAAGCCCACCGCTTACCGATGATTGCCCTACCACGTCCATGCCATGGCGCATCGTCACGCGCCCGTTTTCAAGGTTAATAACGAATGGCGATAAAGCAGAGGCATTGCCGGATTGAGCGCCGCCTTTGCCCGTTGGGTAAATACCAAAACTTTTATTTGACGATTTAACAAACAGCACGCCATATTCTTCTGCGCCGTTATTCGCAAAAATGCGCATTGCAGCAGAGTCATTTACCGCTTGTACCTTGATCGAGCCTACCGTCCCGCCATTAATTGAGAGCGCCCCTACATCGGCGGCAGTCGGCTTATCAAACGAGGTGTAAACGTTACCCCACTCGCTCCATACAAACCCGGTATCATCGCGCGTTCTGCGCCACTGCTTTTTGCTGTTCTTACACGTCAATGTCTGCGTGACATACGACTGTGCTATCGCACCACGACCTATTACGCTTAATGTTCCGTACCCGCTAAAACCTACAGGGATGTTTTTCATCGCAGTAGGAACGGCGCAAATATTGTAATCAGCGGTATTGATGTAAGCGTTAAAGTCTAGCGTTAGCGAGGTTAGCGGAATGGAGTTACCTTGCCCAAAATCGCCCACTTGCATCACTTTATCTGCGCCAAAATCGCTGGAGTTGGCAGTCAGGTTGACGCGGGTCAGCGACTCGTTCCAGTTCCCCCACGCCCCGGCGTTAGTACGCCCACGGTTAAATGTGCGGGCTGTGCTATATGTCGTATAGCTTTGCTGTACGCCATAAGCCGATGGTGTGACTTTTAGATTCCCGGCTTCATTAACTGGATAACCCTTTGCAATTACCGCCAGCGCGGAGCTAGGTTGTGCAAATTCGCCCGCATGACACCCTAAAGACAAATCATTCGGCCCGATTCCACCCAACAAACTCATATCACCAAAGGCTGTTATCAGGGCGCGGGTACGGAATGTGCGAGAACCCGGCGCACCCGTCCAGCTGATCATGAACGGTGCGAGAGGCTGCGTGTAGTTTGTCGGACGGATTAACAGAGTCTGGTTCGTGCCATCGTTCAGGCCGATGACCATGATCTGATAGTAATCATTCGGATAGTCGATATAGCCGGGCTTGTTCTTCGCGGTCGCCCAATCAATGTAGAGATACTCGCCACCCTTGAATACATAGTTCTGCCAGTCAAAATTACTGGTTAGTGGTAGGCGATCTGTTGCCAGGCCTTGCTGCCCGATAGCGATTTTCTTGTCAATTTCGACCTTCCCCGCTAACAGCGCAAGGCGCACGGCGTTGGAGCTGGCAACCTGGTATTGTTCGGTTGAATTGATATCGTCGGAAATGATAGGCGCTACACGGCGGCGCGTGCGGAAGCTGGTATCAATCATCGCTTGCGTGATAGTCGTCGCGGATAGCGGGACGTTTACACGGCATAGCTCGATCTGGTTCGGTGCGATAGCTGCACCTTTCGCCACGGCAACAAAACGCGCTGCATCGAGTGCGGCCCCGCTTGATACCTGCTTAGTGAGCGTACCTTGCCCGTAGTTGGCCTCAAGAAGAATGAGCGTGGTTTGCCCTGCGGGTACGGCTACTTCCACGTCCTTGAGCTGCTGGACAGTGATTTGATACCCGTTTACCTCAATACACGCCGCGCCGGTTGTGTCGGCAGTCGAAGAAATTTTGACAGTTCGCCCGGTTCCCGGT